TACAGACCGGCGCGATGGGCCGAAGTTCTGCGCCCGACGTGCGCCCGAGCGTCCCGTCGTTAGCGCCGTGTTCGGCGCGGTCTGCACCGTGCGCCCCCAGCTGTACCGGCGCCCAAACGCGAGGATGTGCCCGAGGACCATCGTCCCAATCTCGAAGTAATCCTCGACCGTGTGCTGCGCAGGAATGGTGAGCCGGTACGCGTTGTACCGTGGGTCATTGTTCCACACGAGAAGGCCCGACCTGTGGACGATAGCGCCGTTCGTGCCGCTCGACCCGAGGCCAGAGGTGTCCGACACCTCGAGGCGCAGCCGGCGCCCGCTCTGGTTCGTCCAGTTGCCTTCGCTGGAGTTGCTGATCGCCTTCGCCGTGAGCCCGGATGCTGCGGTCACGTCGGGCACGAAGCGCGCCCCCCGCAATACACCATGCGGCCAGAAGTAGCCAGCGCTCGTGGCGCTGCTCGTGTCGGGCTCGATGATCGTACCGTTACGCACCCACTTGAGCGGCCGGCTCTGCGCGGCCATGTCGATCACGCCGAGGCTAACCCATGCGCCGGCTCCGTTGCGCCCCTCGAGGGTAGCCGTGCGGAAGTTCACGCCGCCCAGGTAGAGCGCACCGAGAGGCCCTCGCAGCGGAGTGACTGCGCCGGCTCCCGTCTCGATGACCCACGTCAGCTGGTGCTGCGTGGCATCGACCGAGCGCCACGACTGACGCGGCGACGGGGCCTCGCTGACGAGGACGTTTGAGATCGCGTAGTCGTACCGCGGCGTGATCGTCCACTCGTCGCCGGCAAGCGTCGGGCCAGCCACGGCGCGGACTAGCGTGCCGTAATCGAGCGTCTGCGGGTACGCCGAGAATGGGCGCCCCGGCAGATCGGTCGGGAGCGTGAGGTTGTACACGCTGCTCACACCCGCAGCCGCCATCCAGCCCACGCCGTACCAGCGAGACTCGGCAGGGTTGACGAGCGAGAACTGCCCCCACGTGACCGACGTAGCCGCGGCAGTGATGCCCGCGTTGCTCACCGTGTTCACGTTCACGATGCGCTGAAACGGACGGAGCGTGACGAACCCGCCAGCGCCGGTCCCGAGGTAGACCACAGCGTTTGCAGTCGCACCGTTGTTCTCGAGGAAGGCGCGGATCTGGATGCGCGAGCCGGCCGTGATGGTTGCTGACCCGAGCGAGGCCCCACCGTTACTGTCGAGGACATCGACCGTCGTGCCCGAGCAGCGCACGCGGATGCCGTAGGTCTGCGTCCCGTTGCTCGACGCGAGACGGATCTCACTGCGATCCGTCGTCGCGATCCACTCCGCGAAAGCCGCCACCGTGTGGGGCGTCGTGAGCGCAGGGCCGGCCTGCGTGTACGTGTTGACGGCCGCAGCCGGGCTCACGATCGAGAGGTAGCCGGCAGCGTTGAGCGTGACCGTAGGCACGCCCGCCGTTGCGAGCGTCCACCCGGCCGCGTCGGGGAGCCAGTGCGGATGCCACGTAAGGCGCGACCCGAGCAGTCTGTCCGAGGTCGCCTCGGTCGCCGGATACCAGGGCATGCACGCCGTGGAGTAGCCGGCGAACGTGGTGATCCCGATCTGCCCCGGCCACGTCGCGGAGTCCCACGAGGACACGAGGCGCAGCGTTCCGTTGTACGCCGAGATCGTACCGCTGACCCACTCGAAGCCGCCGGAGTTCCATGCGACGTTAGGCGTGCTGGCGTTCGGGAGCCCTACCTCGACCCAGTCGGTGAACACGTCCGAGGTGCTCCGCACGATCTGCGTCTGCTGGCTCGTCGCGAAGTCGAGAGCGAACACATAGACCGTGCCGTCCTCGTCGCGCGTGGCGCACAGTTCGGTGCTAGTCGAGAGTTGCCCGCCCACCGTGAGGTTCGCGCTCGGCGAGCCGAGGCCGGTGATCGTCTGCGAGAGGACGGTCTGCCACGCGACCCACGCGGAAGGCAGTACCTTGTACAGCACCGTGGAGTTGGCGCCGTAGTCGTATGGAGCACTGCGCGATGAGGCGCAGAACACGACGAGGAACGTCCCCGATGGCGTGGCGACGATGTCGTGAACACCGCCCGTGTAGTCGTTCGCAGCGGTCGTATTGTCCACGCTCTGCACAAGGGCAAACGACGTGCCCATGTCTGCACTCGCATAGTGCTTGAATGAGTCATCAACTGTCGCTGACGTGTCGCGGAAAGCGAGCAGCATGAGGATCTGCCCGTTTGAGTACGCCGCACGCAGCCGGCGCGGGACTATCACTGCGCCATCGAGTTCATCGCGGATCACGCTGTCCGCACTGCGCGTCCACGTTGCGCCGTCGTCCGTCGAGATCCACGCGCGGATCGTGTACTGCCCGCCGGTCACGGCCTTCGTGGCGAGCAGAAGCAGACGCCCCTCGGGGAGCTTCACGAGCGTGGGGCAGTACGCCACGAGCGCCGCAGCCTGCGTGTCCACGACAACCGTCGTCGTGGTGGCGCCGACTGTGCGAAGCACGACGAGGTTGCGGATCGACCCGGCAGACGTGAACCGCTGCGCCGTCGTGAGCATCGTTCCGTCGTCGCTGTGGATCGTGTGCATGTTGCCGTACTGGTTCGCAGCACCGCCCGACGCGAACGTATGCAGCGGGCTCCAGCCCGAGAACACGAGCGGCCCGTTCCACCCGAGCCAGTCGAGGCCATTCGTGCGAAGAGCAAAGGCGCCCGGCTCGATCTCTCCGTCAGGGGATGCCGACACACCGCCGGCTCGTACCGTCCGTACCGTGATCGTGCTGCCCTCGAAGCTGTCGCCGCTCGCCTCGAGGACCATGTCGGTCGCGCGCGTGGGAACCGGAACGCCTGGACGCGGGCCAGCCTGTGAGAGCGTTGAGAGCGACTCGTTGAACGACGACGCGTTGATGCGCTCGTCGTGGACGAGGATGCCTCGCAGAGCGTTGACGGTAACGGCGTTCGCCATGATCAGCCTCCCCTCTGCCCGAGCCTACGTCCAGCGTTTAACGCACGAGGAAGGGTCGCGTTCGTTCGCAGGTGATCGCGCACGAAGTAGTCGAAGGACTTGTGCTTGTACACGACCTGTACCGCGTGGCCGCTCCCGCCGCCCATGCCAGCGTTCGCTGCGCGGATGGTGTCGTCGCCGAGGAGGCTGCGCCCCATCGGGTTGAGCACGGCCTCGCCGCGGCGCACGATCGCGGTCTGCTCGTCCGGCTGGCCGATGAGCCCGCCCTTGTGGAACTTCGGCTCGGTGCTTTGCACGGTCGCCAGCTGCACGGCGCCGGCTGCGGCTGCACCCGCTGCGGCGAGCGCATTGAACGGGGGCGGCGCAGAAGCGAGCGCCTGGGCGACTGCTGCCGCTGTGTTGACGACGACCTGTGCGATCTGGAGCGCCTTGTTCACCTCGAACGCCTTGCGCGCTGCTTCCTTCGCGTCCTCGACGCGCTCCTTTGCCTGACGCCGCTCTTCCTCGGTGGCGTCCTTGCCGAGACGCTTGCGTGCTGCGATGGCCTCCTCGACCTTGCTGTTCGCTTGCTCGGTGAAGAAGTCGCTCACCTGCTGGAGATTGCCGTATAGGTCACTGGCGTAGGACTGCACCGACGAGAAGAACGCAGCCGCCTTCTCGACCGTGAAGGCTTCCTCGGCTTTCGTCCGCATTGCCTCAAGTGCGAGCACCGCCTCGTCAGACATCGCCTTGAAGCGCATGCCGAGTTCCTCGGTAGGCGCACGCTGCATCGCGAGGTCGAGGTCAGCGATTAGGAGTTGCAGCTGCTCCACGTCCGAGAGCGGCTTTTGAGGAACCAGATCACGCAGCCGAGCCGAGTAAGACTCAAGGGCCTTCACTGACTCGTTGTTGATCGCCTGCGCCTGCGCTTCATATGCAGCCGCGCCCTTCTCAAGCTCCTTCGTCAGATCGGCCGTGTACTTCTCCGCATCCTTGACGGCTTGCTCCGCAGCCTTGATAGCCTCGGCGTCCTTCTTCTCTGCATCAGCCTTCGCTGCTGCTGCCTTGGCCTGCGCTTCCTTCGCCTTGGTAAGCGCCTCGGCGCGCTGCTTCGCAGCCTTCTCCGCTTCTGCAATGTCCTTCAGCGCCTCGGCGCTGGCGTCTGCCGCGGCACGAGTACGCTCAAGCGACGCAGCGTTCTTCGCAAGCGTGGCCGTCGCCGCGTTGACCGACTCTCCGAGTTCGGCGTAGCGTGCAGCTTCTTCGGCCGTTGCCTTGTTCGTGAGGATCTTTGCGCCAAGCAGACCGTACTCGATGCGCGTGGACTCTAGTGTCTGCTGTGCCGCTGCCGTCTCGGCTGCGTAACTCTCCTCGAGGGCATCAACGCTCGCATAAAGCGCATCGGTCTTTCTACGCAGCGCCTGCTCGTCGGCAGTCTCAAGCCCGGTCTTGATCTTGATCTCGTCGCTGATCGCACGCAGTTGATCAGCCACGGTCGCCGACGCATTGCCCGCCGCTATCTGTGCTTCGGCGAACGCATCGATCGCGACCTTCGCCTCTTCTGCGCGTTGAGCAGTATCGGCCAACAGCTCACCGATAGGCGCGAGCCCAGCGGCGAAGAGCGCCACGACTGCGACAACAGGACCGAGCGCAGCACCGAAGCCACCGAACACCTCGGTACCGACCTCGCCGACATCGGCAAGGTCAGCCAAGTTGCGCGCCGTGTCGGCAAACTCTGGGCCAAGCATGCCGAGCCCGCCAGCCAGTTTGCCGGCAGATGATCCGACCTTCCCGAACTTGTCGCCGACGTTGCCGATGTCCGCAGCCGCATCGCGTGCGCTCGACCCGGCGCTCTCCATCGCTCGTTTGCTGGCGTCTGCCGCAGCCTTTGCCGCACGCTCGCTGGCCTTGATGCTCTTGTTCAGCTCGGCCGTCATGAGACGTGCCTGCTCTGCCGTCAGACCGGGGATGCTCTCCAGCTGCTGGCGCAGTCCAGAGAGGTTGGCATCGACTGACAGTTCTACGCTAGCCATGAATCCCCCTACGCTGCGAGCCGGCGGGTCGCAGCCTGTAGTGCCTTGTCGATCTGCGGGAGGCGCTGCTTGACCAGCTTCTTGCCGTAATCAAGCACGACAATCTTCCAGACGTTCTTCCCGTCGCGCGGGCGTGCGCTATCGACGTTGAGCTTGAACACGCCTACCGGGCGCCGGGTGCGCGTATACCGCTCGACCGTGTAGCCCTCGGGAATGGTCCCCGTGTTGCGGTACTGCTGCATGATGGTCGAGAACTCATTGCCATCCACGCGGCGCCCGAGGCGAGAGAACGGACCAGGGCGATGCACGTAGTACGTCGCCTTCGTGTTCGAGAACACCACGCCCTTGAGGTGCGTGGGCGTGACCCGCATCTCGTAGTCGATGCCATCGCCGGTCTTACCCGTGCGGCGCGTGACGTTCTGATACCACTCGCCTCGCGCATACTCGGTGATGTCCGACGCGATGCTCTCGACCTCGCGCTTGATCTCTGCGTAGGTCGTGGAGATCATACGGTCGAGCGCGGCCTCGAGCTCTGGCCCGATGGATACGGATGCGCGCCCGACCGTGATCTTCTTACCCGCCACCGATCCCCCAGAAGGCTCGCGCCTCGGGGGACATACTATCACCTTCGCGCGCCTTCCCACGTTGAGGCTTAGACGGCGGCGTGTGCTTGATGCGCCACCACGCGAGGACGCGCTCTTGCTGGTCGCGTGTCCACCCATAGAACGCGTCGGGATCGCCGCAGAACGTGAGCCCTAGTTCAAGGGCTACGGCGTCGAGGGCTCCGGCTTCGGATCGGTAAAACCCTCGACGGTCGCGACCTCGGGCTCGCGCGGGATCGCCTCGATCACGAGGTCGAGGGCTTCCTTGCCAGCCGTGTAAATCTCGGCCTCGGTCACGCCCAGGGCGACCAACTCGTCAACGACGGCGCCGCCGTAGGCGAGGGTATCGTACTTGCAGCCGGCGAGCGTGGCCTTCAGCGGCTTGCTCGCCCAGCACACGCCGAGCGCCGCACCTAGTCCGCGCAGGGCGCTAACGCCCACGGCGATCGTGACCTCGCGCGCCGCCATGAACGACGACGGCTTCTTGAGCGTGACCTTGTGCTTCCCGAGAGTGACTTCCATCCTTCCTCCTTCAGACGTGAAACGCCCCCCGCACCATGTAGCACGGGGGGCGCGTCAACCTGTAAGCGATGCTTACGAGTTCGGTCAGGTCGCCGTGATGGTGCCGTAGACCGTGCCGTTGATGGTGAACGTGTTGGGGTCACCCTCGGCGAAGTCGATGGAACAGTGGCATCCGTTGAGGACGATAGTATGGTCCGCGGCGTCGCCGAAGTTGGTGCCCTCGATGGTGAGGGTCAGCTTCAGACCGTACACGTCAGAGCCGCTGATGGTGCTCACAGCGGAGGCGAACGCGCCAGTCTTGTTCACGGCATCCCAGATGAGCTTGTCGGTAGCATCGCTCAGGTCTGCCATATGGCAAGACACGCTGAAGGTCGGGAACGACCGGTTCGTGAGACGAACGGACCCGAGCTCTCCACGGTCGAGGTACGTGGTCGCCTCGGTGTTCCCCTGGTTCAGACCAGAGAGCGAGAAATCTCCAGACTCCAGAGAGAGCGTCAAAGAGAGCGGCGTCGGCGTGGTCCCGTCTGCGAAAACCAGCGTGGCATCGCGAAAGTTCTTAATCACCGTAGATGCGGCCATGATGTCCCCCTATTGAAGCGGAAGCGTGTGAACGATGCGGAACGTTATCACACCGACGACCCATTCGCCGAGTACCGACGTTTCGCGCGTGGTGCTGATGAGCTGCACCTTGTAGGACGAGGGCCACGTCGCGTCGTAGACCATCAGCTTGTTCACCACGCTCTGCTCGCCGTCGAGGGCATCGTCGTAACTGTCGCTCATGCCCTTCGGCGCGAGGCGCCAGGAGTAGCGCACCTCGAGCGTCGTCTCCACGAGAAGGCCCTCGGCCGGGCGCCCGCGGTAGGCGCGCAGGTCGTCCGTCGAGGTCGGATGCACGGCGAACGCCTTGTGGGCGATGCTGTCGGCGTCACGCCCGAAGTTGTCGGGAGCCACGCGCGACTCCTTCCACCCGGTGAGCGTGAGGATGCGAGCGGTCACGTCCTCGCGCAGCTGCCGTACCGTCTTGCTCGCCATCAGTACCAGCCACCGAAGGTCGGATAGCCGCCGCGGCCATTGAGCCACACCGTCGAGGTGCCGCTCTTCTTCGTGTTCGGATTAACCTTGTTCTCGTCGCTCTCGTCGTAACTGAAACGGAGCTGCCCCCACGCCTCGGTGTAGGCGCGACCGTAGTGCTCGGCGAGGGCCTGCCAGCGACCGCCCTCCCCAGCCGATGTCTGAAAATCGAGGAAAATGAGCTGGAGGCAGAGGGACAGGTGCGCGTCACGCAGCGCGCTCGGCTGGATGATGAGGTACGGCCGGCGTCCCTGCGCCGTGATCCGGTTCGTGAGCGTGCCCCACGCTTCGTCCAGGTAGGACTGATACGAGGTCGTGCCCGTCGCGAGCAGCGCCGGGAGGTCACTGTGGCGCTGGAACAGATCCGCGTCGGTGATGACCGGGTAGAGCGTGCGACGGACAAGGGCGCCGTCGTTCCTAAACACGTTCTGCATCGTCGGACTCATCTGGAGGGTCCACTCCAGAAGCCAGCCCTCTTCCAGCGCGAGCGAGCTGGTCACCGTGCCGAGCAGCGCGTAGGTCGCCACGCTGCCCGTGATGGTCACGGCCGCGGCGTTGACCACGACCGTACCATCCGCACGGTAGACCGTCAGCGTGCCGGAGAGCGGCGCGACGAGCGCACCCGCACGGTAGACGGGACACGTGAGATCCTGGTTACGCCCACGCTCGATGGTCTCGCCAGAGCGAAACCGTGCCGTGTAGAGCGTCTCGCTGATGCTCATCGTGTCCCCCTGCCGTTACTTATCGCGTTCGCGCCGGTCTGCCTTACGAGCCTGCTCGCGCGCAACCTGCTCAGCGCGCTGCGCCGGCATGCCGCCCTCGACAAGACGGCGCGTCATGGCTTCCTTGGCTGCTGCGATGTCCTTACGCTCCCCGCTCATGCCTTCGCCTTCGTGCTCTTGACAGGAGTATACATGCGCTCACGCGCGGCGCGCATGTCCTCGAGGCGCTTCTGCTCAACTGGGAGCGCGAGCGCACTGCCGGGGTGCGTCGGCGCGCGGGTCTGGTGCTCGCTCACCACGCGCTCCTGACGCTCGATGATCACGCCGATGAAGTCGGGGTCGGGAATCTTGATGATGCCGTCCGCGACGAGGCGACGGCAGAAGGCCCGGTAGCCCTCGTGGTCCACGCTCATGCGTGTCTGACCCGCCACGAGCTTCGGCTTCTCCCACTTGCTCAAGAACACGGGACCGTTCGCACCAGCGTACTGAATGCAGTAGCCACCCGGCTCGACCTCCCAAGGAATGACGGTCATGCCCTTCTTTGCGAGGTGTACCTCGGCAAGCGCCGTGTCGCCGTTCTTGTCCACGCGGTTGAGGCCGGGGATCGCTACCATCTGCCCGAGGTCGGGGAGCCACTCGCCGTCCACGCACTGCCAGTGCGCCGGATGATGCGTGTACCACCATGCCGCGTTGCTCGGCAGGTTGAGAAGGGTTGCCATCCCCTGCGGACGAGACGCGGGCTGCGCCGCGAAGTTGCCGCCGTCAGCCGTTCCGAAGTTCGCTGCCATCTGTTTCTCCTTACGCACGAAGGCGTGCCCGTACCATAAGCACGGACACGCCTCGGCGCTAGGCAGAGCCTAGCAGACCATCACAGGTCGCTGAGCACCCCGACGCCCTTGAGGTCTTCCAGCTCAACCACTCCGAGGAACGAGGAGCCCACCACTCGGGTGAGTCCGCTCGCGGCGTCCCTTTCCCACTCGACCGCCACAGGGGAGCCGGCCGGGATGATCACGCCGCCCGCCGCCGCGATGGGCGCCGGGGTGCCGAGGGCGTAGGCGATGGCGCCGTTGCCGAGCATCATGCCGCGGTAGTCCGCGCCCGCGTTCGCGGTCGGGACGTAGGACGAGACGTGGACGTTGACGCCGAAGAGCTTGCCCTTGTAGGACGCGCCGAGGGCGTTGGTCTGCTCCTGATTCGCGATCAGGTACTGCGCCGGTCCCGTCTCCGCGCGGAGGCTGGACATCAGGTCGTTGTACTGCTGCGGGTGCAGGATCACGTCGTACTCGCCCATCACGCTCTGCAGCTGCAGGGCGAAGATCGCGGAGTAGAACGTGTCCGTGGTGAGGTCCACGCCCGTGCTGCCAACCTGCGTCGAGAAGCCCGAGGACAGCGCGCACGCAAGCTGGTTGAACCGGCCGTTGAAGGCCGCGACCATCGCGTTCGACAGACCGTCGAGGTCCACGCCGCCCGGCACGGAGTTGCTCACGCGAGCGAGATCCGTGAGGTCGTAGCGCAGCGCCTGACGAGCCACGACGACCGTAGCGGCCGACGAGGTAATCGAGGTGTTGCTGACGCTCACGCCGTCGCCGGGGGCGCTCATGATGTCGGTGCCGTTGAGGCCGACCACGGGCACCTGGATGGAGTCGGAGCCCGTGCCGTTCACGCTGCCCACGTTGAGGAAACACGGCGCGTTGCGAAGGCTGCCGGTATCGGCAAGCTTCATCACGATGGACTGGTAGAGAACCGCAGCGACGCGGGCGTTGCCGTCAAGAGCGGCAAAATCGATGTTGGCCATAGTGGCCTCCTAAAGAGGTTCGAGGTTGCCGCGCCTGTCGCTTTTTACGGGAGCTTGCCCCGAGCGCGTGGGGGAGGTCCCCCACGCCTACGGTAAGCCTACCGGTGACAGAATGTCAAGGCGTGGAGAGCGCGGCCTTGATGGCTGCGGCGTTCGCCTTGAACTCTGCCGGCGAGAGGCGCATGATGCTCTCGGGCGTCCACGCGGTCGTGGCCGGGGGCGTCTGCGTGACCGTGCCTGCGTTCGTCTTCGGCATCGCCGTCGTGACGGGTGCCGGAGCAGCTGCTGGAGCTGCGGGCGCGGCCTCGGGCAGGTAGGCACGCACTGCCTTCGGGAGACCATCCTTGTTTCCGAGCCACTCCGCGAGCGGGGGACGTCCCTCGCTGGGGAGCCTGCTGTATGCATGCTGCACGTAGTCGATGCCCTCGGCGTCGGTGATGCCAGCCGCTGCGATCTCGCGCTCGGTGCGGAGCGCCTCGCGCTCGGCCTTGCTCGCCGCCTTGACCTCCTCGATCTGCGCCCGGTACTTCTCGGCGCTCTCCGCAAGCGGAGTCAGCTCGCTGACGCGTCCCTCGAGCTCCTTCACGCGAGCGATGAGCTGCCGGATGCGGGCGCCCGCTCCGTTGTCGCCAGCCTCTGCCGTGGTCGTGGTCGTGGTCGTGGTTCCTTCCTCGGTCATTCTTCCTCCTCGCGTGCGGCTTGCACGCGCTCCCATACTGCTAGTTGCCGACGCGCCCACGCACGACCGGGGGCGCCGCCCCAGAGGTCCCACGCGATGCGCCCGGCACTCGGATATTGCGGGTGTCCTGGTCGAGCGGCCGGGGCCTCGAGGTCCACCTCGTGACGCTCGAAGTACGCGACCATGCGCTTGATAGTCTCGATGCTCACCACGTCGCGGCTCGCGAGCTGCGACGCGCGGCGTGCACCGACCAGCGTCCCGCCTCGGCCGTACTTGCGCCGGTTCTCGAGTCCACGCTTCGCGACGGCTGCGACCTCGACGGGGGCGCGGAGCTCAAAGCCCATCGCGCGCTCGTCACGCAGGAAGCGCCGGTACACCTCGGGGTGCTCGCGCTTCAGATAGTCGCGCTGACGTTCCGAGATGAACGGCATCAGGTAGCCTCGTCGTGGATCTCGACCTCTGCCTCGACCTTCGGGCCGAGCCCTAGGTAGCCGCGGGCCTCGCGGAGGCTCTCGATGACTGCCGCGACGACGGCAGCGTTTGCCTCGTCCAGATCGAGAGCGGCGAGAGCCTCCTCGGCCGCGTCGAGCTCCTCGCCGACTTCGGACATCGCCTCCGCGTGAGCAGGAGATACATCGGGTGCGGCCGTCGCCGGCCGTCCTCCTGTTTCTCCTTCTTCAACGGCCGGCGGCGCGCTCTCCATCATGCGCGCCTCTGCCGCCTTCGCGAGCGTGATCTGCTCGAGGCGCGCGACGGCGTCCTCGTGGGTCATGCTGCCGAAGAGCCGGAGCGCCTCGACCTTGTCCATAAGGCCGGCCTCCATCATCTCCAATGCGTGTGCACGCCTGCTCTGCATCTCCTCGGGCGACAAGGGTATCTCCCTGTACATTACAGAATACCCGCCCTCGGGGAACTGCGATCCAGTCGCCCGGTTGAACAGCGCCGCGGAGATCGCGACGAGCCGCTCGTCCGCATCGCGCTGCTGGAGGATGTACTTCCTCTGCGCCGTCCGCTTACCCTCGGATGACAGACTGATGGCGTAGCCGCTCTTGGCGCTTCCGCTCGTGCGCTGGATCTCGCTCGGCGAGAGGCCGGCGTCGGTGGCGAGGCGATGCGCGATCGCCGCGATCGTGGCCTCGAGCTTCTCCACGTCGGCCGACGCGTTGAACTGTCCGACCTGTGGCTGCTGCTCCATAGCCGCATCCAGCATGAGGATCGTCGTCGGGTCAGTCACGACCTCGACGCGCTGCCCGCGCGTGCCGCCGTCTACCATGTCGGAGCCAGCCACTCGCACGCCGATCGCCCACCGCTGCGGGAACGATGCATCGCGAAGCGTGTGCGCGAGGAACGAGTAGTAAACCGCAAGGTTGAGCGAGCCTTCATAGAGCTCAATGCCGTTGAAGGCGTCGAAGAGCCGGTCGCCGTAAAGGCTCGCGTGGTAGAGCACGACCGGGAGGATCGGCGTGCCGTCCGCTCGACGGTACGGGTACGCCTCGCCCGAGTAGGTAGCGCCGAGCACCTCGAGGGTCACGTCCTCGCCCATGCCGCCGTCCTTCGCCACACGCACCGTGTAGGAAGGGTTCGCCGGATCGCGGATGTCCAGCACATCCCAGAGCCACACGGCCTCGCCGCGGAAGTGCCGCAGCCGGATCTCGGCGTAAGCCAGGGGGACGGTAGGCCGGCTCGGGTCGGCCTCGGCGATCGTCATGTCCGGCGAGACGGGGCGGTAGGTAAGCCGATCGTCCTCGACATCGATCCGCATCCACATCTCGCGGAGCGCGATCACCATCGACTGGAAGCGGGACATCTGGGGCCACAGCCCAGCGCGTGCGATCAGTCCGTTCGACCCGCACAGCGCGTCCACTGCCTCGCCGGCCGTGTTGTGGGAAACGTCCGGGGGGGCATCGTAGAGCGTGGCCAGTTCGGTCGCCACGACCTTGAACGGATTGCTGCTGATGTCGGGGATGCCCCACGCCTGACGGCGCGTGCTGCCCAGCTGCATCTGGAGACGGTCCTCGAGCAGACGCGACCAGCGTCCCTCCATCAGCGCGCGACGATGCCGGGTATGCTCCCAGCGCGCGGCCTCGTCGGGGTTGCTCGGCGCCGGCGGCTGCGGCATCTTCGTGTAAGCGTACATGGACCCCCCGTTACCCGAGCCTTATCGCGGTCGGCTGGTATAGGCGCCTAGTATACAGTTCGAGCGTGTAGCGCAGGGCGTCGATCGAATGCTTATGCTCGCTGGCCTCTCGCCCGTCGAACTTCTGAAGGTCATCGATCAAGCCCCTGCATCGAGGGTTGATCGAGAAGTCGTTGCGGAGCATCGCCGCGGACAGCACCCGGTAGCCCTCGAACACCGACCCGCGAGGCTTGTACGCCGTGTGGATGCGGAAGGGGAGGCTACCCGTGGGGAGCTTAAGCGCGCGTTCGAGCGAGGACATGAGCATCGCGTTCGACTTGAGCGAACCGTTCCGCTTTCCGTAGACCTTGCGGTCGCCGACCCAGCGGTCGACGTTCTCCCAGCGCAGCCCGCATCGCTTGAGCATCGCGAGGAGCGCCGCGGCGTCCTGGTCCGGCGTGGTCATACCGTCCGATACGATCTGGTCGAGCACCCAGATCTTCGGGTGCCCCTCGCCGCCGTCGCGAACAAGCGCCGTCAGGACGGCGACCTGCGCGCCGGCCTCGGTGCCGTGGTCGATGCCCACGCCGATAAGCGCCTCGCCGGCCGGAACATCGGCGCGGACGTGCGTCGTCGGGTCGAACATGCGAAAAATTCTCCCCTCCGTCCAGCCCGCATCCCACTCCCCGTGTATGCGTTGAGCGCGCTCTTGCGGAAGCACCTGCCCCTCGAGCTTCTCGATGTCCTCGCGCGTGAGCAGAGGACGCCCGCCGATGGGCGTCGTATTGTCGACCGTGAGCGGGAAGTGCAGGTCTTGCACGACCTGCTCCTCGACCAGCTTCTTGAGCCATCCGAGCGGTAGCCCGATGGGCGTAAGCGTGATCGCGATGCGACCTCGCTGGCGCAGCACGCGCGCCGCGAGCTCGGACCAGATCTCTTCGGGCGGGGGCTCATCGATGAGCACGTAGTCAATGGTCGAGCCCGCCAGCGCGAGCGCGCCCTGGTTGACCGTGCGAATGCGGAGCACACTGCCGTTCTTGAACCGCACGATGGGCGTGCGACCGCGGAAGCCCTTACCCGGCGTGTACTCGCAGTCGGGTTCGATGGCGTCCTTCGGTAGAAGGCTCCAGAGCTTCGCCTGAATGGAGAGGCTCTGCTCCCACGACACGACCACGACCCACGCCTCGATAGGCGCCGCCTTCACGAGCGTCCACGGATGCGAGCCCAAACAGCGGAAGATGCAGTCGGCGAGGCCCGCCCACGTCTTACCGAGCTGGTTCCCTGCGCGGAGTAAGCGGATCGGATGGTTGCTGCTCAAAAACGCGAGCTGCGGGGGCGTAGGACGGAAGTAGGCCAGCGGGTCCGCGTGTGCCCGGCGTGCCAGCGTGTTCGTCGCCGTGGCGAGTGAGGCGAGGTTCAAGCAGTCTCAACCAGTCGCACGGGAGGAGCTCCACGTCGGATCGCGATAGCGTCCTCGAGGCGCTCGAGATGCTGCGCCGGAAGCGAGGCGATGGCCTGGACCATGATCGAGAGGAGTTGCTCATCGCTCATAGTGTCGTCAGGGGCCGATGCCTTGGCAAGCGCGAGGTCGAGTTCGTCACGCGTCTGGAGCGCCAGGCGCTTTGCGCTGACGGCCGCTTGCCATGACCGCGCCTCCTCGGCCTGCGTGACCATGCTCTCCGCGTGACGCAGTGCTTCGCGCAGGTACTCGACCCGCTCCTGGGTGTCGGGCAGCTTGCCGTAGTTGGTCGCCCGGTCGCGTGGCTTGCGGCGTTCGATCGCCATTTGGGCTCCGTTTCTTGGCTTCAAGGTACCGGTCGAGCGAGAGAAAGTCGAGAACCATACGGG